AAACCTATTAGAGAAGCAGAGGTAATTCCTCTACCGACCGCTGAGGTTGCAATGGCACCACAATCAATTGTTAATAAGGAAAAAACTTTTGCAACAGTTGACCCAACTTACGTAGCTTGGGGCTCACACGCAGATATTAAAAAAGTTATTAAATCAGAAATGTTTTATCCAGTTTACGTAGCTGGTATGTCCGGTAACGGAAAAACATTTATGGTCGAGCAAGCGTGCGCGCAGCTCAACCGCGAATTCATCAGGGTTCAAATTAACCCTGAAACCGATGAAGATGATCTTCTTGGAGGATTCAGATTAGTTAACGGCGAAACAGTATTCGCCAAAGGCCCAGTGCTAAAAGCAATGGAAAATGGAGCTATCCTTCTTCTCGATGAGATCGATAGGGCTACAAATAAGATTATGTGCTTACAAGGTATCCTTGAAGGCAAACCAGTACTAGTCAAAAAGACTGGTGAGGTTATATCTCCCGCTCCAGGTTTCAACGTTTTAGCTACTGCTAATACTAAAGGTAAAGGTTCAGAAGATGGACGATATACCGCAGCTTCTATAATCGATGAAGCTTTCTTAGAAAGATTTACTATTAGTGTAGATCAAAAATTCGCTAGCCCAGCTACTGAAAAGAAAATCTTAGCTAAGCACTTCGAAAAATTTGGTACTGAAATTGATACCGAATTTATGGATAAGCTAGTTGATTGGGCTGATATTATCAGAAAAACTTTCTACGATGATGGAGTTGATGAAATTATCTCAACCCGTAGGCTTTGCCACATCGTTCAAAGCTTTACTATCTTTAATAACAAGATGAAAGCTATCAACCTCTGCATCGCTAGATTCGACGAGGATACAAAAGAAGCTTTCTTAGATCTTTATACTAAGGTCGATTCAGGAGCTCATTTAGATGAGGTTTCTACAGAACCAGAAATAGATAACGAAATAGATGACGATGACATCCCATATTGATTACAAATTTAACGAAGGTGAGCTCTGCAAAGAGCTCGCTGCGTATATAGATTCTACATACGATGAACATTATGCAAGAGATAAGTTTCAGGCAACTGAATTTATTATGGATGGTGGTCATGGTGAAGGATTTTGTATCGGGAACATACTCAAGTATGCACAACGATACGGCAAAAAGGACGGATATAATAGAAAGGATCTGATGAAGGTATTGCACTATGCTATAATGGCATTACACGTCCATGATACCGAACATAAAAAATAAAGATTTACTTTCGATAAAAACTATGGTATAATATACATTATGAATATTTCAAAAGAAACACTTGATGTGTTACAAAATTTTGCCTCGATTAATCCTAATATTTTGATTAATCCAGGACAAGATTTAAAAACGATTGCGGAAGCCAAAAATATTATGGCTCAAGCGCACGTTCCAGAAACCTTTCCAGTTGAATTCGGGATCTATGATCTTAACGAATTTTTACAGGTAATTGGTTTAATCGAAAACCCCGATCTAGACTTTGGTGGAGATAGAGTAGTTCTCAAGAATGGTGATATTTCTAGAGTGAATTATTATTATTCTGAAAAGGATATACTTACAACTCCAACTAAAGAGATCACAATGCCAGACCCAGAGCTTTCTATTAATATTACTGAAGATCATATTAATCAAATTAGAAAAGCTTCTCAGGTCCTAGGACATTCGGAATTAGTTATATGTGGGATTAAAGGTCAAATACGAGCAGAGGTTTATGATGTAAATGATATGTCTTCAAATGCCTTTTCTTTAGTATTAGATAATTCTAATCCTTGTACTAATGATTTCAAATTTATTTTTAATATTCCGAATTTAAAACTTCTCCCCGGAGATTACTATGTGAACATAAGTTCAAAACTTATATCCCACTGGACATCTTCTACTTATCCAATAAACTATTTTATAGCATTGGAAAAAGGGAGTGAATTCCATGTATAAATACATGTTGAAAGATTCTCATATATCATTGATTGGTTATGAGGATATTATATAAGATGCTAATTATGGGTCTTATTAATAATAGTCTACTATGCATAGGAGGAACTTATGAATGACGCAGTAGAAACACAGGAAGCACCTCAGCTTTCGCTTCAAGACATCGCAACTAGTGTACAGGTGGTTGACATCTGTTCTAGACGTGGTGCGTTCGAAGGAGTAGAACTGGAAACAGTTGGAGCTCTTAGAACTAGATTGGTTAAATTTATAAATGCTAACCGACCTGCTGATGAACCTGCACCAGAAGGCGCAGTACCAGAAGTGAATGAAGAAGCAGAAACTGTTGGAAACGGCTCAGACGAGTCCGACGATTCCTAAAGCTTAAAGGTGGGGTAGCTCCCCACCCAACTTTAATACAGATTATATTATGAACAAAAATGAATTTTTATGGGTTGAAAAGTATAGACCACCGCGAATTGATGATTGTATTTTACCACCAGAACTAAAATCAACTTTTGAAGATATTGTTAACGGAGGTGAACTTCACAATATGCTTCTCACCGGGACGCCCGGTACTGGTAAAACAACAGTAGCAAAAGCTTTATGCAATGAGCTTGGTCTAGACTTTCTTATAGTCAATGGATCAGAAGAATCTGGTATCGATACACTTCGAACCAAGATTAAAAGATTTGCTAGTACTATTTCTCTCCAAGGTGGATATAAAGTAGTTATTCTAGATGAAGCAGATTACTTAAATCCCCAATCCACACAACCAGCATTAAGAGCTTTTATAGAAGAGTTTAGTGCTAACTGTAGGTTTATTCTAACCTGCAATTTCAAAAACCGAATTATAGAACCCTTACATTCTAGGTGTTCAGTTATAGAATTTAATATAGCGAAAAAGGATATGCCTCCGCTATTGGTTGAATTCATGGAAAGATGTGAATTCATTCTAGAAGAGGAAAATATAAAATACGAAAAGAATGTCTTAGCTGAATTGCTAATGAAACATATGCCAGATTGGCGTAGAGTATTAAATGAATTACAAAGGTATAGTACTAATGGATCGATAGATAGTGGTATACTAGTCCAATTAAGCGAGATAGCAATTGCTGATCTAATGAGATTATTAAAAGGAAAAGATTTTAGAAGTATGAGACAATGGGTTGCAGATAATATGGATTCAGAACCAGCAGCTCTATTTAGAAAAATATATGATAATATGACAGATTATGTTGAATCACAATCTATCCCACAATTGGTATTAATCCTAGGAGATTATCAATACAAGAATGCATTTGTTGCAGATCATGAATTAAATTTGGTTGCCTGTTTAACAGAAATAATGTCACAGGTGAAATTCAAATGAAATATGCATATCACCCAGTATATTATCACGAAAATGATATAAGATATAGAGTGGTAGCTATGAAAGATACCCAAATCGTATATGAAAGAATTTTTAATAAGGAAACAGAGGCTAAAGCATATGTCAGAAAACACAACAAATAAAGCAGTTAAAATAATATTCATACTAAGTGTGATATTATCTTTTGTAAGCTGCGCAGGAGTATTGAGGATAAATTTATGAAATCAATGAAAGGAAAAATAACAGGAATAGCATTAACAGGATCTTTCGAAAATGAAGGTCATGCTGTTATCTTTACGGTCTCTGATCATGATGAGAATAAAATAAAGATAAGAGAATCATTCCTAGGAAACTCTTGGCAAACCGTTGGAAGAAATTGGTCTATGGAAAAGACTGTTTCTTTAACTGATGCTATAGAAGAACAAGAAAAACTTATTAGATACGGATATTTGAGAACAAATTAATGAACCCATTTGATTATGTAAAGGCAATTAATACTACCAAGAAAGATATAATGGTAGATGATATAGCTGAAGATGAATATCAACCCTTTATAGTTAATAGAGCTCTTTCTTATTTTCCAGATACAGTATTATATGCTAATGAAATGAATCAACATTCCCACCTACCAGCGCGTCTTCAATTTGATTTTTTTATAAATATAATTAAGAAACGAAATCGATTCTCTAAATGGTTCAAACCCACTGAGATACAAAGTATCGGTATCATTAAGGAATATTATGGATATAGCAATGAAAAAGCTAAATCTGTTTTATCATTATTAAATAATAAGCAAATTGAAGATTTGAGAAAAAGGATTTATAAAGGTGGAAGAACAAAAACAAATTAATGATTGGTCTCCAAATGATATGTTAGAGATCACATTAAGTGAACCAGATGACTTTCTTAAAGTAAGAGAAACATTAACACGTATCGGTGTAGCATCCAGAAAGGATAACAAACTATTTCAATCGTGTCATATCTTACATAAACAAGGAAGATATTTCATCGTACATTTTAAAGAATTATTTTTACTAGACGGGAAACCCTCGAACCTAGTAGAGAATGATCTTCAGAGACGTAATACAATTTCGACTCTGTTGGCTGACTGGGGATTAGTTACATTAATTAATCCTGAAGCAGCAAAGGACATAGCACCATTAAGGCAAATAAAGGTAATACCTTTTAAAGATAAGCATATGTGGGAATTATGTCCAAAGTATAATATTGGCAATAGTCCTTCAAAAGAAGGATCAAAGCCCGTATAAATACTATAATAGAAGGGGTGACATTGCTAAAGTTACCACAATATTTCCGAGCATCATAACAGGATGCCTTCTATAAACGAGAGGTGCCACACGGTGTGGGCCTCAATAACCTTGCTAAAAATAGGAGGAAAAGATGATGACTAGAAATCTTAGTTTAACGTATCCACGTTCACTATTTGTAGGTTTCGAACCTCTGTTCTCAGAGCTCGAGAGACTTACTTCAGGTACTCCAGGTCAGGATAACTATCCACCTCATAACATTGTCCGAATCGACGACGAAAATTTCATGATTGAAATGGCTGTTGCAGGATTCAGTAAAGATGATGTTGAGGTAGAGCTTAAAGACGGAACATTAACTGTCTCTGGTTCTAAGGCCGACGATGAACGCGAATACGCACACAAAGGTATATCATCTCGCAAATTCTCAAAGAGCTTTAGGCTCGCTGAGTATGTTGTTGTAGATGATGCTGATCTAGTGAATGGTATTCTTGTAGTTAATCTACGAGTAGACATTCCAGAAGAGAAGCGTCCTCAAAAGATCAAAATAGGATCTTAATATATTAAGATTAGGGACTGGCTTAGGTCAGTCTCTATTCTTTTAAATGAAAAAATTGGTGTACAAACGCCAAAAACTGTGGTA